TCGACCGGCCCGGGGAAGAGACGATGCTCACCTCGTTCCGGAAGCTCCACGTGGTCGACCGCCTCGAGCGGGCCATCGACTACTTCGAGATGATTCCGTTCTTCAAGGCCTACATCAAGCGGATCGTCCGGTCGCCGAGCTACACCATCGAGCTCCGGAATGCCCACATGATCTACGGGATCTCGGTCGGTGATGATCCCGAGGCCAAGATGGCGCAGGGCAAGCACGTCTCGACCATGATCATCGAGGAGGCCCAGCAGTACCCCGAGCGCGCGTGGCTGAAGCTCCAGGGGGCCAAGGACCCGCGCGGGTGCCGGCTGCTCATGGCTGGCGTGCCCGACGGGTCCATGAACAGCCCGTTCCGCAAGGCCGATGGGCAGTTCTCGTCCTTCGAGGGCCGCCGGTTCCGCCTGAGCCGCCGGTATGACCCCTACTTCGACCAGAAGACCAAGAACGAGTTCGCCGAGACCCTCGGCGGTGAGGAGCAGGACACCTTCCTCCAGGAAGTCGACGCCGAGTGGGCGAACCCGTCCTGGTCCGCGTGGGACCTCGACTCGATCTACGCCTGCATGGAAGAGAACCTCCCGCTCCGCCTGAGCCGGGTGGCCGGGAAGCTCTACCGCCAGCAGAACCTCACCCCGCTTGACGTGGTGACGGATCTCCCCCGCCAGCCGCACCCGGGTGCGCCCATCTACATCGCGATGGACGTCGGCTACTCGCAGCCGTCGGAGATCGGCATCTGGGAGTCCTGGTACGACCGCTGGCACCTCATCGGGCGGCTCGAGCTGGTGGACCGCATGGAGCACAACGACCAGGCGGCCATCCTGCGCGCGCTCGGGGAGTGGTACGGCGCGCTCAAGATCGGGATCGACACCACGGAAGGCGAAGGGCGCGCGATCGCGCACGAGTGCGAGGAGAACGGCTGGGCCGAGAAGATCGTCCGCGTGGGCTTCACCGAGACGCTCAAGTCGGGCTACACACCGAGCGGGGAAGAGGTCTGGGAGCATGCCCGATCGATTGCGACCCGGGTGCTCCGGGCCTTCTTCGGCCATCGGCTCGTCGCCCTCCCGCGCGATGAGGACATCGCGACAGAGTTCAATCAGGAGAAAGAGAAACGCACTGCGGAGGGGACGACGAAGGTCGTCACGCCCCCGACGGTGCACATCACGGACATGATGCGCGTGTTTGCGGTCATGGTGTTCTTGGAGACGCCCCCAGTTCCGCCGGATCTCGATAGCGGCGCGTTCGAGGACTGCGTGTGGGGAGACCGTCCAGGCCCGTGGGCACCTACGCAGATCCAACTATAGGAGAGGGGATCAGCGATGCCACGGAAACAAGACGCGATGGGAACCCTGTACGCCGACTTCCAGGGCCAGCGGTCCGGAGCGCTGGCGGCGATGGCCGATGAGACGCGCCTGAAGTTGCAGGCGACCTCGCGCGTCGACATGGCAGGGGCACCACTCAACACGCTCTTCGTGCCCCAGACCTACCAGCAGCGCGTCCAGCGCGTCTGGTCCGCCTACGGGACCGATCCGCTCTTCCACCGGCTCGTCAACCGCTTCTGTGAGTTCGCGGCCAACGGCTCGCAGTGGGAGGTGCCCGCCCAGTCCAACGAGACCTCGTGGATCAAGCGGCTGAAGAAGTGGAGCGGCGCGGACACGCGGTCGGATCGAGAAGAGGACGTCTGGAACGTCTGGTCGGAGATCATCAACCGCGGGATCCCGGGCGTGATCCCGGGCCTCAACGAGTTCGTCCGCTGGGGCGTCAAGCACATGCTGCTGTCGTCGATGTTCGTCCCACACTGGCAGATCGGGGAGGTGAAGGTCGGCAAGCAGACGTACCTGATGCCCACGAAGATGACCTGCTACCCGGCCTCGAGCATCACGCTGCGCCGGCAGCAGGGGCTCTTCGTCCAGGAAGACATGTTCCTCTTCCGGGCGGTCACGGACCAGTTCACCCCGATGCAGGAAGGGCAATTCAGCGAGGCCCCGTCGTTCACGGCCCTCGTGAGCAACCCGGCGAACATGATCCAGCTCCCGCCCATCAACCCGCGCGCTGTCACCGGGGAGACCGAGTCGTTCGCGCTCAAGTACAACTGGTCGCCGGGCGACCTAGTCAGCGTGCGCCGGGGGGCCACCGAGATGATGGGGCACGGGATCTACCCGTTCCCGTCGTTCTCGTCGCTCCTCCCGCAGTTTGCCATCCGCCAGAAGCTCTTCGCGGCGGATGCGGCGATCCTCGACGGGATCATCAACTTCATCATGATGTACAAGATCGGCGACAAGGACCACCCGCCGAAGCCGCCCACCCGGACGGCAGGCGGCGTGATCACCACGGACGGCACCATCGAGATGGTGCGCAAGCTGATCCAGGAGGGGCGCACCGGCCCCGCCATGGAGCTGTTCGTGCCGTACTACGTCGATCTCGTCATCAAGATGCCGGAGACCGGGTCGCTCGTCTCGGACACGAAGTACGGCCCCAGCGCGACCGAGATCCTGCAAGCCTTCGGCATCTTCTTCTCCCGGACCGCTGCGGGCGCGCGCATCAAGCTGGACGACATCAACACGGCCGGATTCGAGCAGTTCATCGAGGCCATCCGGCTGCAAATCAAAGCCTTCTTGCAAATGATGGCCGCCCACATCGTCGAGATCAACGGCGGGAAGCTGAAGGTCCCGGCGCAGTGGTCCCCGAACCCGCTCAACACCAAGAGCGACGCCTTCATCCAGGAACTCCAGAAGATGAAGGACAAGGGCATGATCTCGGCCAAGACCCTCTTCCGGCACCTCGGGATCGACGACGACGTCGAGATCCGGCGGATCGTCCAGGAGTTGGCGGTCGACGCCGACGATGTGTTCAACGAGAACGTGCCGCTCACCTACGTCCAGCAGGCGATCCAGCCGGACGAGGGCGGCCAGGATCCTAGCGCGCCGGCTCCGGGGGGCGCGCCTCCGCCGAAGGGCGGGACGCCGAAGCCCGCCACCGGCCCGACCGGGCGGACGCGGAAGACCACCGCGATTCCGCCGACCAAGCAACGCGGACGCCCGAAAGGTTCTGGGAAGGGGTAGCGATGGGCCGAGACGATGTGCTGTGCATGATGCGGGTGCGCAACGAGGCCCGGTGGATCCGCCGGAGCCTCGAGCGCACGTGGCAGGTGTGCAAGACCGCCGTCGTGTTCGATGACCACTCGACCGACCAGACATTCAGTGAGGCCGTCGCGACGATGGGCGCGTCCATCAAGTACGACCAGCACCCCAGTGGGGTCACGGTGCTGACGGACGACCGGGAGCTGCACTGGCTGGCGTCACCCTTCCAGGACCAGACCGATGAGGTGCGCGACAAGAACCATCTCTGGGAGTACGTGGGCGGGCTGAAGTTCCGTCACGTCCTCTGCCTGGACGGCGACGAGATGCTCTCCCTTGAGGCCATCCGGCAGTTCGAGAACGCGTGTGGTCGGCTCGAGCAGGGCGGGGCGAGCGTGATCGTCATGCCGTTCATGTACCTCTGGGACACCGAGCGCTATCGGCGAATCGATGGGGTCTACAACGACATCCGCCACGCCCGGCTCTTCACGATCGACCGCGCCCCGGACTTCCGCTCCGCGCGCTTCTTTGCCCGTGGCCGTGCGGGCTTCCACTGCGGGAGCATCCCGGAGCACCTCAACATCAACCACTTCGACTTCAACATGCCCGTGATCCACTTCGGCTATCTCGACGCCGAGCTCCGGGAGCGCAAGCTCGCCTTCTACACGAACCTGGATCCGAACAACGAGGCTGAGGGGTACTACCGGCACATCGTCGGCGAGGCGAACCATCTGGCGCCCGGCCCCGTCCGGCTGGCCGAGTACATTGACGCGTGATCTCCGTCCTGATCCCGTCCCGCACTGATGCGTACCTGGCGCGCGCACTTGAATCGCTCTTCTGGCACGGCGGCTTCCAGGGCACGGGCCGGCGGATTATCGTCGGCGATAACGGCTTGGCGGAACGTGACCCGCATCCCGCGATCGTCTACGTCGACGTTCCCCGGCCCTTCAACTTCGCCCGCGCCATCAATCTCTGTGCGGCCGCTGCCGATCCGACCCACGACCTCCTCATCCTCAACGACGATGCACACCCTCTCGACTTCTACTTCCCGGTGGCGATCGAATGCGCTCTCAAATGGGGACGCGAAGAAGGTTACGGACTCCTCAGCCCCCGGATCGAGGGCGGGGTTGGTAACGACGACCAACGGATGAAGACGCCGATCGGGACGATCAAGCAGACCTTCCGGTCGATCTGCTTCATGGCGGCCGCCATCCCACGGCACGTGTGGAATGAGATCGGGCCGCTCGATGAGCGCTTCGACGGCTACGGGTGTGACGATCTCGATTACTCCCGGCGCGTGGTCGAAGCGGGCTACAAGCTCGGCGTGGCGGGCTGGACGGCGGTGGAGCACGGCTTCCACGATCGGATACAGAGCGGGACGTTCCTGAAGGTGTATGGGCAGCAGACGTACGCGGAAATGGGGCAACGCGCGCTCAAGATCTTCTTCGACAAGTGGGGCGAAGGCCCCCAACTGGGAGAGTACGAATGCGAACGCACGGGGGAGTGAAGCGGGATCCACGGGAGTGGACCGAGGCCTGGCAGTTCACGGAGGCCTGGCCGCCGCTCGGCGAAGCGATCCAGCACGCGGCGGGCAGCGACGTCCAGGACGACGTCCCGCTGCTCTGGGCGCTGGTCTGCGAGGTCGAGCCGAAGCGGATGGTGGAGCTGGGGACCCGGCAGGGCACGAGCACGCGGACGCTACGGCTGGCCGCCGAGCTCGTGGGGGCTGAGTTCCTGACGATCGATCCGGATCCCGGGTGCCTCGCCTTCATCAAGCCGATCCTGCACCAGCGGTACTGCCGGTTCCTTCAGATGACCGGGCAGCAGGCCTTCCCGGGGCCGGAGCCGGACTTCCTCTTCATCGACACGGACCCGCACACCTACGAGCAGACCGTGGAGTGGCTGGACACCTACGTCCAGGTGGCGCTCACGCCGGGCGGGGTGGCCGTCTTCCACGACACCGTGCCCGCGCGGCCGGAGATCCAGGTGGGGCAGGCCGTCCGGGACTGGGTGGCCAAGCACGAGGGATACATCTGGCGGGAGATCCCGACGACCTACGGGCTCGGGGTGCTCTGGAAGCCATGAGGCGGCTCGCCTTCGTCATCCCGACGATGAACTGCCTGCACTTCACGCGGCAGGCGATCACCTCGATCGCGGTCCGGCCTGGCGACTGCATCTACGTGATCGACAACGGGTCGACCGACGGAACGCTCGACTGGCTCGAGGAACAGCGGCGGAAGGGGCGGCCGATCGTGGTCACCGCCTTCGGGCAGAACCTCGGCGTCGCGGCAGCCTGGAACCGCGGGCTCGAGACGGCCTTCGAGGACGGGCACCTCAAGGCCCTCGTGATGAACAACGACGTGATCCTGGCGGCCGATACCGTTGACGCGCTCGAGCGCGGGTACAACAAGCACCTCGGGGTGGTCTCCGCCCACAGCGTGGCGGCGATCAACGCGCTGTATCTGGTCGAGCGGACTCCGACCTATCAGCTCCCGGTCGACTACTCGTGCTTCCTGCTCTCCCGCGCGGTCTATGCCAAGGTGGGGCCGTTCGACGAGGGGTATTGGCCGGCCTACTTCGAGGACCAGGACTGGGACTGCCGGGCGGAGCAGCTCGGCGTGCCGCGCGGGACGCTGGGCGACGCCGTCACCTGTCACTTCCACAGCCAGACGCTCCACAGCGGCCAACTTCCGGAGCACGCGCACTACTTCGCGAAGAATCAGGCGAGGTTCATGGAAAAGTGGAAGGACTACATCCTGGGAGGCCGCCGTGCGCCTGGCCTATAGCGGCTTCTTCTTCGACTCGAGCGGCTACGGGGAGATGACCCGGCGCTACCTCTTCGCGTTACTTCAGACCGACGGGCTCGACGTCACGCCGGGGGCGATCCTGGCCGACGGCGGCTGGCAGATCCCTCCGACGGCGGACCTTCAGATCTTTGGCGGGCTCCGGCGCGTCGGGCCGCCGGACGTCCACGCGCTCTGTGTCACGGGTGCGGACCTCGCGGGCATTCAGATTCAGGAGATCCCGCCGTGGATCCCGCGCGTCGGGCTCATGTGCTGGGAGACCGATCGCCTCCACCCGACCACGCTCGCCGGGTGCCAGTCGGTCAAGCGGGTGATCGTGCCGTCGCAGCACAACGCGGCGGTGTTCGAGCGCGCGGGCCTCAAGGCCGAGGTCGTGCCGATCCCGGTGGAGGTGCCGCGCTTCATCGACGAGCTGCCCTTGCAGGGCATCGACGACGTCGGCGAGGAGACCTACATCTTCTACAGCCTGCTCACCTGGCAGGACCGGAAGAATCCGTTCGGGCTGATCGCGGCGTTCTGCCAGGCGTTCACCGATCGCGACGACGTCATGCTCGTGCTCAAGGTGAGTGGCCCCGATGCCGACAAGGCGGTGGCGCAGGCCGCCGGGTCCGCGAACGCCGTTGTGCAGGCGATGGGGCTGTCGGATGCCCCCACGATCCGCGTGATCGGCGGGCGGATGAGCCCCGCGCATCTCTGGGCGCTCCATCAGCGCGGGCAGTGCTACGTCTCGCTGGCGAAGGGGGAAGCCTACGGGATTCCGATGCTCGACGCGGCGGCGGTCGGCAATCATGTCATCTCGACAGGGTACGGCGGGCAACTCGATTTCCTGCCGCCAGCGAACTCGAGCTTCGTCCGCTACCGCATGACGCCAGTGATGCAGCGCTACTCCCACTTCAACGGCCGGATGCTCTGGGCGGAGCCGGATGTGCTGCACGCCGCCGAGCTCATGCACGCCGCGTTCATGCGCGGCCGGCAGCCGAAGATCATCCCCGACCTCACCCATCTTTTGCCTTATAACATCGGCACTAAGCTCGCGGAGGCCCTCGCCGTATGACGAGTGGTACGAGACTCCCAGCGCCGCACTTCTATCGCGTCGATGAGGTCGCCCGGATCCTCCGGATCTCGCTCGCGACGGCCTACCGTCGGATCGAGGACGGCAGCATTCCCTCACGGATCATCGGCGGCGTGATCCGGGTGCCGATCGTGGAATTTCGCCGCGCGTTCCAACTGGACAGTCAAGAGCCCCAGTAAAATTCTTTCTCACAATTCTCACGAAAATTGACTTGCGCTTCAACGGATTGCTACGGTCGCCGTCAATGGCACTCACCGGATACGCGCCGTCGCCACACACCGGCGTGCGACCTCCTGAAGAAGTGACCGCCGTGACGAGCACCGTGTTTCATTCTTCCGATCTCCCGATGCTGATCGAGTTCAACGGGCGGAAGTACTTCCTGAGCGAGACCAAGAAGGGCGGTTTGCTCTTGAACGGAGCCGTCACCATCGGAGGGCAGACACTCCGACGATAGCCAGCCGCGCCTAATCCATCGGCGTCCGCCCGAGCGGACGAGCTCAGCCCAAAGCCAGCGAGCCGAGAACACCCGGCCCGCTGGCTTTTTTCTTGTGGAGGCGACGAGATGCGTAAGCAATTCCGGACCGCGACGATGAGCCACGACGAGCTGCGGTCTGCGCTCTGGAGCGAGCTCGACGAGGAGTACCCCGGACAGCCGGGCGAGTACGGCTCGTGGTGCGCGCTCATGGACGTCTACGACGGGTTCTGCATCGCCAAGATCGCCGTCAACGGCGTGAAGGCGCTCTACAAGGTGCCCTACACGATCGGCCCCGATGACAGCGTCGAACTGGGGGAGCCGGTCAACCTGCTCGAGGCCGACGCCAAGGTCCTGGAGGAGCGGGTCGAGTTCCGGGCGAGCACGGTGGCCTTCGGGGCGGATGCCCAGGCGCTCCTGACCGAGGTGACGGAGAACAACCCGCTCTTCTCCACCATCAAGAACTCGCCGAACACCCACCTCGTCGTCTTCGATCTCACCTCCGTCGGCCGGCCCAGCAAGCACGCGGGCAAGCTGAAGTATCAGCTCGCCACGAAGGGGCTCGAGGCCGCGCTGCCGACGCTGATCTCGAAGCCGATCCACATCACGACCGACCTGGACGCCCACTTCGAGGCGGGCAAGGCTCCGAAGCCGATCGGGACGTTCCTCGGCGGCGTGGGGATCCCGAACGACGACGGCACCATGACCCTCCGGGCGATCGGCACGCTCTGGAAGAACGACTTTCCGGACGAGGTCGAGGAGATCCAGAAGAAGCAGGCCCAACTCGGGGCCAGCTACGAGATCCAGTATCTCGCGGCGAGCGCCGACCGCATCGGGGCCAACGTCATCGAGATCGGCCACTACGAGTTCTCCGGCGGGGCGATCCTGAAGAAAGCCTCGGCCGCGCACCCCGAGACCCAGTTGCTCGTGGCCTCGGCGGATCCGGATACGACCTTCGACGTGATGGACGAGGAGGAGGTCTCCCGCCTCCTCGCGTACCTGAAGGGCGCGACCTCATTCAGCACCGCAGACAAGCTGTCCTACCAGCAGCGCGAGAACCTGTCCGACAGCGACTTCGCACTCATTCAGACGGTCGACGGCAAGAAGGTGCGTCGATTCCCCATCCAGGACGAAGCCCACCGGAAGAACGCGTGGGCGCGGTTGTCACAGGCGAAGGGCCTCTCCGAAGCCGAGCGTAGCGAGGTGGCCAACAAGATCATCTCGAAGGCGAAGGCCGCGGGAGACGACTGGGCAAAGGGCTACACGAAGTCCAACGGCAAGTGGACCCAGACCAAGGAGGGAGGAGCCAGCATGAAATACCCCGGGATCCCCGCAGAGCAGGAGGCCACCGTCGACGGCATCATCGCCGCGCTTCGAGCCGAGTACACCAAGCAGCTCGATGAGCTGAAGGCGCAGATGGCCGAGGACACCGACCCGCAGAGCAAGAAGAACATGGCCGCGAAGCTGACGGAGCTGGCGGCGAAGATCGCCGAGCAGGACAAGGCGATCGAGGCGGCCAAGACCAAGGAAGTCGAGGCGGCCAACAAGATCGTCGAGCTGACCGCGTCGGTCGAGGGCACCAAGGCCGAGCTCACGGTCAAGGCCACGCAGCTCGCCGAGATCGAGACCAAGACCAAGCACGCCGAGACCGTGGCGAGCCTCAAGGCGGACTACGGCCTGACCGACGAGCAACTCAAGGAGGAGAAGCGCGCGGCCCTGGTCACCAAGCTGGCCGAGGCCAAGGTCCCGCTGACTTCCGCCGAGTTCAAGGAGTTGATCTCCGGCGGCAAGGGCGTCGTCCCGCTGATGGCTGGTCAGGGCCAGGGCGAGGACGGGCTGCGCAAGCCCATCGACGAGAAGGCGATCGCGTCGTCGTTCCCCGCTGCCACCGGCCCCAGGCGGGTGCGGTAGTCCACCGACCACGAAAGGAGAGGTGAAGACTCATGGCCCAGACCAAGAAGATCTCCCAGTACCCGGCCATCGCCGTGGTCGGTGCGCCGATTCTGGCGTCCTCGGCTTCGAGCATCCTGCAAGGGGTGTTCGTCGGCCTCGATGCCAACGGCAAGATCAAGCCGGCGGACTATCGGGCTTCGCAGGGTCCGGTGGTGCCTCGCGGCGCGTCGTTGCAGGACGCGCTGATGAAGGATCCGAAGGGTAACACCCTCGATACGGTCAAGCAGGGATCGTTCACGTTCCTCGGCCGCATCAAGGGCATCACCGATCGCAACGGGGCCGCGCTGACGCCTGGTGCGACCTACTACCTGCACTCGGGTGGCGGGATCTCGGCGACGAAGCCCGCGTCGGCCACGAGCGACGTCGACATCAAGGTCGGGTATGCCGTCTCGGCCGACGAGCTCGAGATCGACATCGGCCAGGAGGTCATCCACGCCTAGTCCGGCGTGACGCTGCCGTGACCGACTACGGATTCTGAGTCCACCACCCAGAGAGGAGAACTGACCTATGTCGCCGCAAGGCTACAGGACGATGGATGGAATCGATCTGAACGACATCTGGTACGGGGGCGCGGGCATTGCGAATGCCATCGACCTCTACCGGCGGGTCGAGCTACCGCTGATCAACATGCTGGCGATGCCCTGGCCCGAGCAGATCATGAAGTACGGCATCAGCCAGAAGAACGGCTTCCAGGTCCTCGCGCCGAGCGAGCGGCCGAGCCGCAAGACCGTCGACGTGGCGACGACCTACCCCACCGTGACCAAGTACGGCTACGGCGTGGGCACGGATCTCGACACGCTGCGCCGGTCGACCGGCCGAGAAGTGATGATGGACCTGAACCGCCCGATGCAGGAGGACCCGGAAAACGTCCTCATGCAGTTCCTCCAGGTGATGTTGTCCGGCGCGGACGCGCAGAGCAGCAACTCGCTCTACTCGTTCTACAACGGGCAGTTCGCCTCCGAGGAGAAGATCACCGCGCCGCCCCAGTACCAGCAGAACACGTTCGTGTCCGGGCACTCGCACTACATCGTGAAGAACGGCTCGCTCGCCTTCACGGACATCACCGACGTGAAGCAGACGATCCGGGAGCACGGGCACAAGGGCAGCATCATGGCGTTCTGCAACAGCGACACGGTCCAGAAGCTCGAGGATCTCGCGTCGTTCGTGCAGTCCGCCATCGTGCGGTCGCCGCTGACCGACCAGACCGCGGTGGAGGGCTTCAACGACGTCTTCACCGTGTTCGGGGTGACCTTCCACTCCACCGAGATGATCCCGAACGGCTACATCCTCTTCGTCGAGGGCAGCACCGCCGAGACGGGGCGGCCGCTGATCTTCTTCGAGCCGGCCAACATGCGCGGCCTGACCCTGCACCCGGGTCCGATGAACGACTACCCCCTGATCGAGTCCTTCTGGGATCGCTGGATGGGCGTGAAGGTCTTCCAGCGCGGGGCCGGAGCCGTGGTGCAGTTCGGCCTCGGCGCGAGCTACATCACGCCGACCCTGACCTAGAGCTGAAGCGCGCGCCCGGCGGCCGATCTCGAGCCGCCGGGCGGTTGCACCACATCGCACGCACGGGAGGACCACATGGACACGACGGAACATACGGACGTCATCGATCCGAAGGAATGGCGCGTCCGGGGCTCGCTCCGGCACGAGGGCCTCACCTATGGCCCCGCCGATCCTCTGCCCCCGCTCACCCTCGCCGAGGCCGAGCGGTACGAGAGCCTCGGCAACCTCGTCCGGCTCAACCCGGATGGCTCGGTCCAGACCGTCCCGCGCAAGAACGCCGCGCCGCCGTCGGCGGCCGCCTATCTCTACGCGCGCGATGAGCAGGTGTTCCGCTCCATCGTCGAGCACCGGCCGAGCAAGCGCGTCGTCCAGGAGATCCTGTCGCTGGCGAAGCAAAACGGACGGTCGTACGCGCTCCGCTTCGCCCTCGAGGCCATCCTGCTCTACGCCGGAGTCAAATCGCCGCACGCGGACCTTCAGCGCGAGTAGCCCATGCGCTTGCTGATCGTCTCCGACAGCCCCGCGATCCGCTCTGGCCTCGGCCGGGTGACGCGGGAGCTCGCGCAGCGGTTCGCCGACGACAACTTCGAGGTGGCGGTCGCCGGATGGTTCGATCTCCACGGCAGCCTCGACGAGGAGTACGACTACGCGGTCTACCCGGCCGTGAAGCCCGCGCCGGAGTCCCTCGCCCGGACCATCGCCCACGTCGACCCCCAGGTGATCCTCGCCATCGGGGATCCGTGGGACTTCGCGTGGCTGGCCGATCAGCGTGCGGCCGGCGCGCCCTGGCGGCTCGTCGGGTACCTCAACATCGAAGGTCGTCCGCTGCCGCTGGCGTGCGAGCGGATCCTGGACGCCTTCGACGTGCTCGTGACCACCAGCGAGTTCGGTGCGCAGGCCGTCGGCCGTCCGAGCGTCCGCGCGGTGCACCACGGCGTCGACATGGCCACCTTCCGGAAGCTGGGGGAGCGGAAGGGGGAGTTCTGTGGCCGGGATCTCGCCCGGACCTTCCTGGTGATGCTCAACGGCCAGAACACGCCCCGGAAGAACTACCCGACGGCGCTGCGCGGCTTCCGGCTCTTCGCCGAGGGCAAGCCGGACGTCCTGCTCTACGCCAACACGGCGGTGAGCACCGGGCCGGACGACCAGCCGGGACCGGACCTGCGCCAGACTCTCGTGGGCCTCGGCGTCGACGAGGACGACCGCGTGTGGTTCAACCCCGACAACCGGGGACCGCTCGCCACGGTGAGCGACGACCACGTCAACAAGATCTACAACATGGCGAGCGTGCTCCTGGTCACCTCCTGGGCCGAAGGCTTCTGCCTGCCGGTCCTCGAGGCCATGGCCGCCGCCGTCATCCCCGTGGCCCCGGCGGACTACTCGATGCCGGAGTTGCTCGCCGAGGATCGCGGGATCCTCTACCCCGTCGCCGCCCGGGTCGAGAACACCTTCGGCATGCAGGTGGCCGTGGTCTCGGATTGGGACGTCGCCGAGGCGCTCGAGCGGGCCTACCGGGAGTGGAAGGACGATCGGGCGGCCTGGGACCGTCGGCGGGTCCGGTGCACGGCCTACGCCCGGACGAAGAACTGGAACGCGACCTACCAGGGCCTCAAGGCGGCGATGTCCGCGTGGACGCCGGGTCGGGTCGCGATCGGACGGCCGGTGAGCCCGCAGGCGCGCGCGGCCGCGCGCGCGGCTGCCGCGCGGCACCCGGGGGCGCTGGGCGTCCTGAAGCTCGGCGGCCTCGGAGACCTGCTCCAGACCACTCCGGTGATCGCGGCCGCTGCCGCCAAGACCGGCCGGAAGGTGGTCGTCTTCACGAATCAGCCCGCGCCGGTCTTCGAGGAGAACCCGGCCGTGGCCGAGGTCGTCGCCATCGAGGCCATGCCCCAGCAGGTGGCCCTGGAGAGCCTCGCGGATGCGTTCGAGGCCTTCTACGACCTCCGGTATGTCTCCTGGGCCTACGGGGCGGAGAAGCCCAGCGCGTTCGCCGAGCGGCATCGGTGGTTCTACGACCACTGGACCGACTCGAACCCTCGCCTGCACAGCCTCGGGATGCACAGCACCCGGGTGATGCTGACGAGCCTCGATCTCGAGAGCGACTCCATCCGGCCCATCTACAAGCCGCGCCAGAAGTGCGAGATCCCCGCCGAGCCGTACCTGGCGGCGGCGAGCGGCGTCGGGGTCATGGGGGGGCTGAAGCGGTGGCCCGCCGAGGCCTGGGCCAAGCTCCTGGCGGGCATCGGGGTGCCGGTCGTGCAGGTCGGCGGCTCGGAAGACGAGCCGCTGCCCGGAGCTGTCGACCGGCGGGGCGCGAGCCTGCCCCAGACCGCGTGGGTGCTCGAGAACGCCGCCGGCCTCGTCGCGGTCGAGGGCGGGATGGTGCACCTCGCCGCCGCCACCGGGATCCGCGTGGCCGTGATCTTCGGCCCGACGCCGGTCGAGACCTTCCTCTACCCCGGGCACTGGGCGGCGGTGACCCGACGGTGCACGCCGTGCTGGGGAGCCGAGCCGAACTGGTCGCAGGCCGTCTGCGCGGTCGCCGAGCCGGTGTGCCGGAACTTCCCCAACCCCGACACGGTCCTCGATCAGGTCAAGGCGTGGCTGCATGACTGACCTGGGCGAGCTCGAGCCCTTCCTGAACGTCGAGCTGGGGGGCGGCGTCGACGGCGACTCCCAGCCGGTCGGGACGCTCGATCGGATCAACCTGCTCAAGGCCGGGGTCGCGGCCTTCAACGCCGAGGCCCCGCAGCCGTTCACGCTGACCGGGGTGAAGCTCGACCGGGACGCCAACGAGATCGAGAAGCGGCTGGTCGTGCTCTTCTCCGCGTGGGCATGGGTCCGCGGGCGCGCGCTCGACACCTCCACGCAGGCCATCGTGCATTCCAACGTGGCCGGCCGGACCGATCTCAGCGGCATGGAACTCGGGCTCTCGAAGCGGACGAAAGAATGGCGCGCGGACATCGACAACCTGCTCCCGCGCCTGACGCAGCCGGCAGTCATGGCGGATGTGCACGCGGAGGAGCTCGGCGAGACCAAGGACCTCGCGGTCGCCTTGCCGACTTCGCTCTACCCCTGGATCTGGTAAGGAGGAACCCTGCATGGCGACCAAGACGAGGAAGCGGAGTGGCCCGGTGTTCGAGTCGGTGCGGGTACGCGGGTTCTGCCGCGTCCAGGCGGGCACGCGCGATCGCCGCACCGGCCGACTGCGGATCGTCGGCGATTCGGGCTGGATCAAGAACACGATCACCAACGACGGCCGCAACAGCTACATCGCGGCGACCGTCGGCGCGGTGGCCGGCTCGAAGGTGGTCAGCCACCTCCAGCTCGCCACCCAGTCCACGGCGGTCGACGCGACCCAGACCTCGCTGACCGGGGAAACCCGCGTCCGCAAGGCCCTGACCGCGTCGACCCTGGCCACCGGCACCCTGCGGATGACCGCTTCCTGGTCGTCCTCGGACAACACGGCGGCCATCACCATCGGCTCCATCGGCGTCTATAACACCTCGTCCGGCGGCACGCTCGGGTCGGGGCAGACGTTCACCACGAGCCAGTGGAACTCGAACCAGGACCTCAGCGCGACATACGAATGGCGTTTCTAGGCGCACTCGGGGCATGGTTGCGGATTCTTCGTAACCTGCCCCGGGTCGTCGGGCTGCTGTTCAAAAGGAGGTAGCGATGCTTCAGATTCCTCCGGCGGTTGCTCCGTTGGTCTGGTGTCTTGGCTTCGTGTTGGTGGTGGCGGCGGTCTACGCGCTCATCACGTGGCTCGAGATCACGCTCCATCCCAAGCTGGTGCAGATCATGATCTTCCTGGTCTGTCTCATCGTGGCGGTGGTGCTGCTGCTCTGGCTCCTCGGGTTTCTCGGGATCATGAAGCCGCTGGCCCACGGATTCCTCGGGCTCGGGCCGGTCCTGGGCTAGTGGTGCGCCAGTGCTCGTGGTGTTTCCAGCGCGCGGACGGCAGCGAGTGTCATCGGGGTTGCGCCTGCGCGTGCCACATCCGCCGAGGCTCGGTTTCTGCCGCTTCCCGGGCCGAACTCTCCACCGAAGCGGAGCGGCGTCAGGTGGGGGGCGGCGGGTGATGGAGCTGCCGACCGTCTGCCCGGCGTGCGATCCGGAGGAGGACTTCATGTACGCCGGCGTGGGCTGGTGCGGAGAGCATCAGCCGAACCGGAAGGGGAGCGCGGACAAGATCGCCTCTCCGCTTGGGGATCCCCCAGCCTCGACGGCCAGTGAGGCGGGGGGCGAGGACAACCGAGCCATGTGCGACCTGCTGCACCGAGGGCGGGATGCCTGATGGGCACCGGCTTCCTGACGGCCGCGCAGATCGCGGCGATCAAGGCCGTCCGCGCGCGCGCGTGGAACCGCGACTTCACGGTCGTGCGGACCGCACCGGGCGAGGCGGCCGACATCTACGACGACCCGGCGATCTTGGCGTCAGGGACGCAGGTGCTCCAGGGAGACTGGGCGTGGCGCGGGCAGCAGACGTTTCAGGGCGGGCCGGGCGGGGAGACGGAGCATGCGGACCTGATGCTGGCGACAGACATCTTGAACTCGGGGGCGTTGATGGCCTCGGGGGTGCGGCTCGTGGTCGACGGGATCACGTGCTCGGTCACGCGCGCCGCGCCATTTCCGGATAGCGGAGAGATCGTCATCTCCGCAGTGAGGGTGGCATGAGCGAGCAGAACGGCATCACCCAGGGGTCGCCGACGGCGACGTCGACGGCCCCCCGCACGGTCCCGGTCCCGACGGACAAGGTGCGAGAGAAGTTCATCCTGTCCGTGACGAACTCGGCGGGGCAGACGAAGCGGAGCCTGCTCGACTTCCTGGACTTCCAGGAGGGCATCCTGCTCCGCGACCCCGCCCTCGAGCCGATCCACGCCCAGATCAAGGACGTGTTCGCCTACTCGCGCCGGCGGATCCACAACGAGATCTCGACCATGCGGGACCAGGTGCTCGCGTGCTTTCAGATCTTCGCCAACGGGGGCGAGATCCCGGCGTTCGGCCGGAGCGAGGAACAGCGCGCGGCGGCGGACACGAAAGGGAAGCGCTAGTGGCGGTGGTCGGCGCGATCGTCCTGACGCCCACCGGGCAGGAGAAGCTCCGCCGCGCCGTGAACGCGGTTGGGCAGGCGCTCCAGATCGGCCTCGCGCGGGAGATGCAACTCCTCCGGACGGAGGCCTCGCTACGCGCGCCGTCCTCCGAGGAGGAGGCCGAGATGCTCTCCCGGGGCGTCCCGGACAATCTCGCCGGTGGCAACCTCGTGTCCTCCGGTGGTGAGGTAGGGACGCCGAACGGGGGGCGCTTCCTCCGGCTGGGCTCGATGATCCCGGTCCGGGAAGCGATCAGTCAGGAGCCCATCTCGACCGGCCGTCAGCTCGACCGCATCGTGGCCGGGATCGGCAATCCCGAGTGGATCAACGCGCGGACCGGCTTCTCCTGGGACACGCGCAAGCGCGGGGTCCAGGGGCCGACGCTGCCGTTCAACCGGGCCTACATCCAGACGCTCGAGCGCGGGGGCGCGGCCTGGGTGGTCGTGCCGCGCCCAGAAAACCGCGGGCCGCGCGGGCTGCCGGGCACCCTAGAGCCGGAAGAGGACGTCCTGACCCGGCGGATGGTGAAGACGCTCAAGCCGCAGCGGATGTACGCCTCGACCCTGTTCGCGCGGACGGGACGCCTGCGGCAAGCCCTGCTCGGCGAGGCGCAGGCGGCGGTGCGGGAGATCCGATGACCCTCACCGTCCAGCGCTCGCTCCAGAACATCCAGTTCTCGCTCTTTCGCTTCCTGAACACGAACACGTACAGCGTGGAGAACCAACTCACGAACGTGGTTACCACCGGCACGCTCAAGCAGTTTTTCACGGACCTGATGATCCGGGCCGAGTACCCGGATGACCTGATGAAGATCACGGTGCCGACGCTCGCGCTCGGCGGGCTTGAGGTGGCGGAGGCCGAGCCCGACTTCTTCGGGGCAGCGCTCTTCGGGGCGACCTACCGGGTCCCGCTCTACGGCTTCGTGACCGGCCGGGGGAGCGACGCCCAGAACAAGGCCTATCGCGACCGACTGATGAGTGATCTCTACGAGATCTTCGTCCACCAGTGCGGGGACGAGGGCTTCGATTTCTACGATGCCGACTCGAAGGTCCTCCAGGAAGCCGGAGGGCTGGAAGTTACTACCGCTCGCGCGCGCATGATCCCGGCGAACGCCCCGACGGTTCCGGCGGATCGCTACAAGTTCCTCATGGAACTTGATGTGCACTACGCATAGGCAACAAAGGAGAGCGACACCATGGCGCTAGGCGGACGGCGGTTCCGGCGGCGGAAGAAGGAAGACATCTTCGTCGAGGGCTACTTCATCGACCACATGAACGTGGCCAGCCCCGACATCAACCAGCAGGACGAGATCTTTCACCTCTTCGGCAAGGACTCGCCGGAGACCGATCGACTCCAGAACTACGGCACCCTGACGGTGACCGTGCTGGACAAGTACACCAACAACGCGATCCTGGACCTGATCACCGGGAACGACCCGGGTGCGGGGACCACGTCACCCCGGCAGTACAACACCAACGACCTCACGGTCGTGAACATCTGGGCGAACGTCAAGAACGCTCAGAACACCCAGTACGTGAAGAGCTGGATCCTCGAGTCGTGGACCCCGGGTATGCCTATGCCGTCGGGCAACCCCGAGGCCAAGGCCGCCGTCCAGATCACCGGCAACGGCAACCTGCCGCGTCAGTTCCAGAACGCGGCCATCCTCATGAAGAAGGTCGCCTCCGGGGCGGCCAACATCGGAGCGACCCCGGTGCTGGTCCCGGGTGAGACCAACTACGCGGTCGCCGTCAAGGCGATCAACGCTGGGGCCACGTTCGACCAGGAAGACCTGATCGTGTCGGCGGCGATGATCACGTCGTCGGGGGCGATCTCCTGGACGGAAGTGCTCGCGGCGCTGATCAACCTGACGTCGGTCACGCACCTGGCTGTGTACTACCTCTACACCGGCACCGGCGTCTACCCGACGGTCCGGCCGGACAAGCTGCGGACCTAGTCGTCCGCCGCATCGACCACACGCACGGGTGCCACCTGGGCTACGGCTCAGGTGGCACCACTTCACTGGAGGACATATGGGCACGAACGGGACAGGGCGGAATCTGGCCACACGGCTGTTCGATCTCTTCCGGGGCCGCGAGAGTTACGAGATCGTCGGCCTCGACGGCGAGCCAACGGGCGACAAGGTCTGGCTTCAGGCGCTCGATTGGCAGCAGAACCAGGCGTTGCTCAAGGACTTGGAGTCCGCGCGGTTCCGCGTGCGCTCGGAGATGGCCGGGAGCGGCGCGCGCGAGTCGCTGGTCGAGCAGGTCAGCGGCCTCAATCTCGAGATGTGCATCGACATGCTCCTGAATCTCGAGCGCCCCACCGCGACCAACGTGGCCGACCTCGCGCCCGGTGGGAGTGAGGAAGAGACCAAGAAGGCCAAGGAAAAAGAAGAGGCCGCCACCAAGAAGTGGGAGGAGGCGCGCAAGGCCGAGCTCGCGGAGATGGAGTTGGCCGAGGTCCGCGAGATCGTCGTGCGGCGGCAGGAGACCCTGTTCGTGCAGGCGCGCGCCATCCAGGACTACATCAATCAGACGCTCTGTCTGATGGTGATCGACCCGGAGACCGGCGAGCCCGCGTTCTCGGCCGACGAGTTCCTCGAGGACGGCCACACTCCCAGTCCGAACTACATCGGGCACCTCATGCCCGAGCTCCGGGATCAGCTCTTGAAGTTCCGGGAGCAGTTTCTCGCCAAGCGGTCGGACAAGGCGGTCCGCAAGACGGCGGAGGACAAGAGTTTTTTACCATCTGGCGAGTCGCCCAGTCCGGACACCGGTACCCCTGGGGAAACGACCGAGACCCCGCGGCGCTCCCGGCGTTCACCATCGCCCTCTACCACCGTCGCCGATGGCTAGACGACACCGAGGAGATCGTCGCGCACTACGCGGACTTCCCGCGTCCGACGCGGCTCGAGCGGCGGGATCCGGCGTACTTCTCGCAGTGGTTGCAGGCGACGAGGGAAGAGGAAAAGCAGCGAGCCAAGCGTAAGGGCGCGCCGCCCGAGGAGTTCAAGGCGCTGGGCTCTGGCGGGGAGGAGGACCAGGAAGCGTGGGAGCAGTGGTACGGCTACGTCGACTGGATCTGCGAGGAGCAGCCCGACGATCTCGAGTACGGGCGGATCAAGGACTCCGATGACGAGGACTATGTCCCGGCCCCCGATGAGCAGGAAGTGTTCGGTGAGTGATGGCTGAAGGCCAGTTCACCCCGGATCTGCTGCTCACCGTCGGGGCCGACGTCTCGGCGCTGCGCCAGCAGCTTGCCAACATCTCGCGCGAGCTGGGCATCCCGCCGGTCAACGTCCAGGTCGAGGCAAACGTCCAGCAGATCCGCGAGGCCCAGCAATCCTTCAACGATCTCCAGCGGCAGATCGAGGCCGCGAAGAAGTCCCTCTCTGAACTGAAGGCGCAGATCGCGGGCGGCCTCTATGACGTCCGGCTCGACAAGGCCGCGACGGTCGCCTTCCAGCAGAACGAGGAGCTGAAGCGGAAGGAAGCGCAGAAGACCTTCGATTTCATGCGGGGCCAGGAGGAAAAGCAGGCGGCCCTACAGGCGAAGGACGTCCTCACCGAAGGGCGCGCCTTCGCCGCCAACGAGCAGTTCAAGCGGACCGAGATTGAGAAGACCGCGATCGCGCAGCAGCGGCTCGGCGACGCCAATGCCGCCCTGACCGCGCGGAACTTCACCGGCCAACTCTCGCAACTCTCGCAGATCGCCAACGCCTACGAGAAGATCGCCGCGCTCCAGATCAAGGCCTCGGCGACCGGGACGGTGATCCCGCCGCAGCTTCAGCAGCGCATCGGGACCTTCACGTCGGTCCTTGCGGGGGAACAGCAGGGCTTGCTGGGGGGCGCAGAGGCCGCGAGCCCCCAGGCCGCCGCCGCGCTCAAGGCGACCGCCGAGAGCATCCAGCGCGACCTGAAGGCCATCGTGGGGGCGGCAGGGGATGCCGACGGCGCGGTCTCGGGCTTCTTCGGCAAGCTCGGCCGGTATGCCCAGATCGCGGCGGGCCTCACGATCATCTACACGGTCATGCGCCAGATCGGCGCGGCGGCCGAGGAGTTCGTCGAGGTCGACCGGCAACTCGCCAAGATCGCCGCCACGATGGACAACGGGGCCGATCGGGCGACCGTGCTCCGCGACTCCTACGACCTGATGGTGCAGGCGAACCAGCGCCTCGGCGTCAGCTTCACCGAGGCGAGCAAGGTCGTCTTCGAGTTGGAGAAGGCCCTCGGCAACAACTCCGAGCAGGTCCGGGCGGCGTTCCTGCCCGCGCTGACGCTCGCGTCCCTCGGCGAGGGCAATCAGACAGAGATCCTGCGGACCCTCGTCGGGCTCTACAAGCTGTTCGGGGACACGCTCACCAGCGCGATCACGCCGCAGGAGAAGTACCTCCAGATCTCCGACAAGCTGATCGGCTCGGCGGCCGCGTCAATCCAGGACATCGACGGCTTCCGGACCGCGCTCCAGAACGTCGCGCCGGTGGCGAAGGCGGCCGGCGTCTCGCTCGACGTCCAGTTGGCGGCCATCGTCCAGTTGACGAACGGTATGCAGTCGGCCAGCCGGGCGGGCACCGGCTTCCGTCAACTCCTCGTTGACCTCCAGACGCGACCGGGCGCGATCTCGAAGGCCTTCGGCATCGACTTCGATCCGAACGCCCCGCTCAACGCGACGAAGCTCCTGGACGAGGTCATCAAGAAGATCCGGGATCTGGGGACCGACAGTCTCAAGACGCAGGCCCTCATCAACTCGGCCTTCCCGGACAAGCGCGCGACCCTCGCCCTCGAGACACTGGTCGAGCTCTACCCGCAGTACTCCAAGGCCCTCCAGGACGTCGCCGACTCCGCCGGTCGGACGCAGAAGGCCCAGGAGGAACTCAACAACACCATCAGTGCGGCGGCCGGACGGTTCAAGGGGGCACTCTTCAACGAGATCACCCTGACCGTCAACGCGATCTCCGGAGTCAAGCCGGGGCAAGCGGACGGCCTCGTTGGCCTCTTCGACATCGTCACGCGGGCCGCGATCATCGCGGGCCAGGAGCTCCGCAAGTACCTCGGCGACGTCAAGGCGCTGATCGATGCAGCCAACCGCGCGACCGGCGGGGCGGCGGGGGCGGCCACGCAGGGGGCGGCTGGCTCGAACATCACCGGCTCCGCGCTCCTGGGCTTCGCGTCACCGCAAGCGGCCTACCGGGGCGTCCTGCCGCCGTCTCAGGCCCGCCTCGACGCCGAGGCGGCGGCGCAGGCCAAGCAGCAGCAGGATCTCGCGCGCGCCAACGCGCAGGCCCTTCAGAATGCGCAGAACATTGAGCTCCAGCCGGGCGATCAGTCCGGCCAGCTCAAGAAGATGATCGATCTGACGGCGGAACTCGCCAAGCAGAAGGCGATCCTCAAGAACCAGATCGAGTTGGAGTTTACGGTCAACGATAAGTCGCTCTCGTACGCGACGCGCATCGCAGCGGCCGACGCGCTCCTGGCCGAGAAGACGCGCGAGCGGCAGATCGCCGAGAAGAACTACGACACCACCGCCTCACTGACCCCGAAGGACATCGCGGCGCTCGACGAGTACAAGGGCAAGCTCCAAACCGCCCTGGAGGCCGAGCGGCGCGCGCGGTCGCAGGCGACGGAGCTGCGTCGGGAGGACGCGAACGAGTCCATCGAGATCAGCCAGAAGCTCGCCGCGCAGACCGAGGCCGACCAGAAGAAGGTGGTCGAGCTCTTCGCCAAGTTCACGACCGAGCAGAGCAAGCTCAAGGAGATCTCGCCACTTGAGCGCGCCGTCGACGAGTACAAGAAGCTCGGCGACGTGCTCAACTCGGCCCAATTCGCGCCGCTCTCGCCGGCCCAGTTCTCCGAGATCAACAAGATGTACATCCAGATCGGCGAGGCCATCAATCGCTACTGGGTGGACCCGCTCCTGGCGATCACCCAACTCGACTACGAGTCCGGGTGGGACAAGTTCAACAAGGCGCTGAAGAAGAACATCGAGGACGCCGAGAAGCTCCGCGGGATCACGAGCGCCGTGACCGGCAAGACGGCCCCGACCCCCGAGGAGGTGACCCAGCGGTCTCTCGAGCGCCAGGTCGGTGTCGACGCAGTCACCGACCAGATCCTCAAGCTCCGGGCTGAGATTGGGTACACCCGCGAAGAGTGGATCGCCAACATCGCGGCCATGAAGGCGGGGGCGAAGGACTTCGCCGATCTCCTGCGGCAGATCAATGATGAGTCGCTGCCCCAGGCGGATCGGGACAAGAAGCGCGCGGCGGCGACGATCATCACGACGAAGTTGCTCCCGCAGAGTGATGAGGCGACCTCCCTTCAGATCCAGAAGCAGACCCAGGACGAGCAGAACCGGCTGGACGGCCTCCGGGAAGGCTTCGGGCGGGTGGGCGAGGAGCTGAACCGCTACATCCTCGCGCGGGCCAACTGGCGCAAGTCCTACGACGACCTGACGCCGAAGCAGCAAGAAGAGATCGACCTCCTCGCCCGGACCACCGAGGAGATGAAGAATGCGGCGGCGGCCGCCGGCCTCGTCGCGCTCGGGTTCTCGGCGACGGACGCGAACTCGATCGCGGGGCAGGCCGGGGCCGTCCTCGAGCGCCAGAAGCAGATCCAGGACGGCATCAACGCCCTCAAGGTGCTCAACGATCAGCAGAAAGTCGCCCGCGATCAGCAGGAACAGGCGACCCAGGAGATCGCGAAGGCCGCCGGGCAGGTCGGGACCTACTTCGTCTCGGCGCTCCGGCAGGCGGCGAACGCCGCAGGCGACTTCTTCGACGACATCAAGACCCTGGCGCAGGACACGGCCAAGGCCATGACGTCGGCCTTCTCGGACTTCTTCTTCAACTCCTTCCAGGACAAGCTGAACGCGGGCAAGGACGCGTGGAAGAGCTTCCTCGACTCGATGCAGCGCGCGCTCGCCGACTTCATGAGCAAGCAACTCGTGAAGAGCTTCCTGAACATCCTGACGGGGACGGGGGACAGCGGCACCGGGACCGGGATCCCCGGTGCGGCGAACCTCGTGAGCGGGGTCGGGAGCGGCTTCGGCAACATCGTGTCCAACTTCCAGGCCGGCGGCCTCTCCGCCGCGCTCTTCGGCCTGCCCCCGACGACGCCGTCGACCGTCAGCACGTCGCCGCCAGGGGAGCCCGGGGCGGCGGGTGGCCCGAACTCGACCTCCGGGGTGCCTCGTGGCACGACCGGCATCGTGGGCTCCGGCGGCAACATCAGCAAGGATCTCTCTTCGGCTGGGGCGGTCGCCGCCGCGTACACGGCGTCCCAGTCGGTCCTGAAGCTCACCAGCGAGCTCTCGACGCAGCGCGACCGCAATTCGGGGACCGGCGGCCTCGCCGGGACGGCGGTCGGCGGGATCATCGGCTCGCTCTTCGGAGCCACCGCGATCGGGGCGGGCGCGGGCGGGCTCATCGGCAGCTTCCTGGGCGGCCTCTTCGGCAGTAACACGCCACCGGCAGGCAAGTTCGACGAGCTGTCCCGGAGCATCTCGACCGTTCAGACCGCCCTCGAGGCCGCCGTCAAGTCCTCGGCGACCTTCACGGATCTCTACAACACCATCCTGGGCTTCCAGGGCGGCGGGGCGCTCGCGGCGGCCACCCGGCAGCCGGTTCAGCTCGCGGTCGGGGGCCAATCGGTCAGCAACCTCACCCAGGAGCAGTTCCTCACCGCGCTGCGGGCCAACCCCGCGTCCCTCACGGCCAGCGTCCAGGCGGGCGTGTCGCCGGATCTCCTGGGGCCGCTCAACCAGGAGGTCGTCCAGACCATCCTGGCCAAGGTTGCCGCGCTCGACGACATCAACCGGCAGATCAGCCAGACGATCGCGGAGATCTCCGCCGAGGCGGTCTCGCCGGCGGCGACCGGCATCGCCAATCTCGAGACCCTGAAGGAGCAGGCGGTCAACTTCCGGGCGACCGTCGATCAGCTCATCGCGGGCGAGCAGGCGCAGGTGGCCTCGCTCGAGAGCCTGCTCGCGACCACCACGGATCCGGCCCAGATCCTCTCCTACACGACCCAGATCAAGAAGCTGATCGAGGATCGGTACCAGAACGAGACGCAACTCGTCCAGCAGTTCGCCGGGCAACTCGATTCGCTCGCGACGAGCCTCAAGAGCGTCAGCAAGTCGATCGACGACCAGATCTTCCAGCTTCAGCTCTCCAACTTCGGCCCGACGAACCCGCTCCAGGGCTTCCAACTCGCGCAGGGCCGGTTCGAGGCCGCCAAGTCGGCCTTCCAGGCGAGCCCGACGCCGGAGAACGCGCAGGCGCTCCAGGCCCTCGTCGACCCGCTCCTGAAGGCGGCGAGTGACGTCTTCACCCGGCCGTCGCCGGAGTACCGGGCGATCTACGACGAGGTGATCGCGACCCTCGGCGACGTCAAGGTCTCGGTCGACCAGCAGGCGAACGACATCCAGGACGCCCTCAAGGCCGCGCTGGGCGACTCCGTCAGTATCCAGGACCTCACCCAGAAGAACACCGCCTCGATGGCCTCCGACATGAAGTCGCTCCTCGCCATCGTGTCCGCGCAGGCGGCGGCGGCGGGGATCAACCTCAATCTGGGAGCCGGGCTCCTCACCGGGCAGAACTTCCCGTTCCCGACTGGCCAGGTGGTGGCCCCCACGGGGCCGACGCCGCAGGGCGGCAACCAAACCGCCTCGACGGCGGCCGCGTTCGGCGTCCTCGGGGCACTCGGTGGCGGGGCGAGCCTCCTCGGTGGGGCCGTGTCCCTGTCCGACAAGATCGGCCTGACCGCGTGGCTCCAGCAGACGTTCCCGAGCATCTTCGGCGTCAAGTACAACGACACGATGCTGCCCGGGAGCGGGGGCGCGCCGGGGGCGGGCGCGGGCGGGGTCACGGTCACGAATCCGCAGTTTGCCCTGGGCTCGGCGGACTTCCAGAGCGCGCTGGCGAGCGCCATGGAAGCGATGAACCTGCAACTTACCATCCCGAACATCAACCTCAACTTCGGGAACCTGGGCTCGTTCAGCTTCTCGGACCTGGGGAGTCTCGACACCAACTTCAGCGACATTCGCGCGTTCCAGTCCGGCGGCCATGTGCCCGGCATGGGCGTGGGCGACATCGTCCCGGCCATGCTCGAGCCCGGCGAGTTCGTCATCCCGAAGAAGTTCGCGGGTCCGCTGCGGCCCTGGCTCGAGCACCTCATCGGGGGGAACAAGAGCATCCCGACCGGGCCGCGGGGCCTGCACTTCGCTGACGGCGGGACGGTGCCGCTCACGGCGCAGGATGTCCAGGCGCTCCTCCTGCTCCAGGCGCTCCTGAGCGTCAACAGCACGCAGACCCAGACCCAGGCCCAGATCGCGGCCAACACGCAGCTCACTGCGGCGATCCTTCAGCAGCTTGCCCAGCGGAGCGGGGTCTCGGTCAACGGAGCTGCGTCGCCAACCACCATCTCGATCCCCTCGACGCCGAGCGTGGTGGGCGCGCTCGGGTCGCCCAGCGCGACCGCGAGTGCGGGCGGCTCGGGGCTCACGCTCCAGCAGTTCCTCACGCGGCTGGTGGCGAGCGCCAGCGGGGCCGGCGGAACGGCGGGCGCGCATCTACCGACGACCGCCACGGCGGGCGGCCTGATCACCTCGAGCCCCAGTGGGGGCCTCGCCAGCATCACCGGCCCCGGCGTCCCACAGGGGGGCGGCTTCCTGGGGCCGCTCGGGCTCGCGATTCAGTCCGGCAACCCGATGGCGATCCTGAAGGCTGCCTCTCCGCTCCTGGGGCTCCTCTCGACCATCTCCACCCTCTCGCAAGCCACGAGTGGTAGCGGGGCGCTGCTCGGCGGCGCACCGACGACCCTGGGCTCGCTCCTGGGGACCCTCACGGGCGGCCTGACACTCGCGGGGGGCCTCCAGAGCGGCAACATCCTCCAGGCGATCCAGGGGGGCATCAGCGGGGGGATCAGTCTCTCGGATCTGATCTCGACGCTCACGTCCGGAGCGGTCCCCGGGGCGACCGACCTCCTCTCCGGGCTCATCTCGGATGCGGCGACGGGCCTCGGGATCGATCTCCTGCCGACGGATGCGATCCCCTATGCCGGGGCGGTGATCAAGGCGGCCCTCGCCGCGTTCCAGATCTCGGAGATCGCGACCAGCAACGCCAGCGACCAGGACAAGGCGATCGCGGCCGCCGAGATCGCCGCCAAGACCGCCGCCGTGCTCGCGGCCGGTCCCACGTTCGGCGCGAGCCTCGCGGTCACCCAGATCCTCGACTTCATCGACCGCCTACGTGCGGGTCAGAGCTTCTCGCAATCCATCATTTCGGCGAACGACCCGACGGCGATCTTGGGCGGGCAGAGCGGCATCTCGGGGCAAATCTTCTACCCGAGTACGGCCTGGCAGACGTTCGGGACCCGTCTGCTCGAGACCTTCCAGAAGGGCGGCACCGACATCTCCCGGCTCGCGACCGACATGCAGTACGTCCAGAGCAAGGAGGAGTTGGGTGGCCTGATCAACTCCTTCCGGACGTGGGTGCAGTCGGACAACGGCTGGCCCTGGTACGGGCAGGACACGCCCGATCCGTACAAGATCCCGGCGTTCCCGGAGGCGGGTGGCTCGGCGCACGAAGGCGGGCTCAACATCAGCCTCAGCGACCCGATCAATCAGATCCAGGCCTTCATCGATCAGCTCCTTCAGGTGCTCCCGGGCAATCGGGTGACGTCCCTGGGGTACTTCAACCAGGGGCCGGGCGTCGGGCTCTACAACCTCTCACAGTCGCCGCCCCCACAGGGCTTGAATCAGGTACAGGTCGCGCAGGGCTTCTCCGGCGAGTCGACGAACTTCGCGACGGAAATCGCGGGGGCTAACCTGCCGGTGTTCGTCCCGGACGGCGCTGGCGGCTATCAGGCCATCACGATGAACCCGCAAGATGTCATCAACGGCATCGCGGCGGGGACGTTGGACCCGAGCCCGATCCTCGACCCACGGACCGGGCAGTGGGGCATCACCTATACCGGGACGAAGGGGAGTCTTGGATTCCCCAGCGTGTCGAGCCTGCTCTCGCCGTACTTCCAGAACTTCGGGCAGCGGCCGATCCCCACCGTCACGCTGCCGAACGTGAGCTCGGTGAACCTCGTGCAGGCCCTTGCTGGCGCGGATCCGAACCTGCTCCAGTCCATCGTCAGCCCGGATGGCGGCGGCTTCGCGCTGGGTGGCTGGGTCACTGGCGGATCTCGGGGGCGCGACTCGGTCCCGGCCATGCTCATGCCGGACGAGTTCGTGGTCCCGGCGAGCATCGCGCGGGAGAACGCCGCGATGCTTGAGAGCCTCGTGAGCGACGGGGTCTACCGGCCGGGGTCAGACGTCTCGGCGGCCGCGCGATCGGGGCTCTATCACTCCGCTGGCGGGGTCTCGCAGATCGCGCTGCACATCGCCGAGGGGGCCATCAACATCTCCGGAGCGAAGGACCCGAAGGCCGTCAGCCGCGAGGTCCTCGACGCCATCGAGCAGAACATCCGGACCGGACGGCTCGGCCAGGTCATCGCCGCGCGCATCCGGCCTGCGCGAGTGGGGGGCTAGATGGTCGGACGGACCAAGGTCGCTGGATCCCGGATGTACATCTCGATCCAGAACTACGTGGCGGCGAGCGCCTCGATCATCACGGGCTCCTCCGAGGCGGCCAACTCTCCGGCGACGAACATCTCCAAGCCCGCGCGGCCGTTCCTGCCGTGGCGGACGGCGGCCGGGGGCGATCAGAGCGTGGTGATCAACTTCGCCGCCGCCAAGCAGATCGACGCGGTGTGGCTGGTCAACGTCAACTTCGCTCAGGTCCGCATCCAAGGCAACGCCTCGGATGCGTGGGGCGCGCCCGCCTTCAATCAGCTCTACACGGTCGGCCTCAGCCCGTGGAACTTCCGCTATCAGCTCGGGGTGCGCCTGACCGGCTTCAACTACCAGTACATGCGGGTGTTCATTCCCTCCCAGACGCCGACCGACGGCACCGCCGCCTACCTGCTCGGCGGGGTCTGGGCGGGGCCGATCGAGGGGCTTCCGCAGAACGTCCGCTTCGACGTCAATCTGGCAACCGTCCAGCCGGGGCAGGACGTGGTCCCGAGTCACCAGGGCTGGCGGCAGCGGCTCGTCCTGGGCGACCCGCTGTGCCGGATCGCGGCCATGCGGACGGTCCGGATCACCGAGATGATGCCGGGCTACCAGGACGACCTGAACACGTGGCAGAGCATCGCCCGGCGCATCCGGCTCAACGACACGCTCGCGATCCTCCTGGGGGCGGCCGACAATTCGCAGGCCTTTGTCGTCCGGCCGGTCAACGAGGCGTACTGGCAGTGGACCCGCCGGCGGATCGGGCGGGCCGAGTCCCCCTGGGAGCTGGAAGAGGCGATCGGCCCGTAGTCCATGCCCTCGCTCACCCCGCTGGTCAGTGACGCCCTCACCGCCACCGAGGCGATCAGTTTTCGGTTCAATCCCGGTGTCCCGGTGGTCGCCGACGCCATCACGGTGTCGGAGTCGGTCACGCTCCGCCGGAGCCTCCTCGAGATCAACGTGGCGGAGACCATCCCCGTGGGGGAAGTGGCCATTCCCTTCACGATTGCCTTGCAGGACACGCAGGGCAGCGGCGGATCGGGCGGGTCGGGCTCCGGCCTCTCGGGGGCCGCCAACGAGCTCTGGCAGCCGGTGTGGCTCATCGACATGAGCCAGATCACGGTGCTCCCGGCCGGGATCCTGGCCG